ACAGGTAGATGAACGCGAAAAGGCTCAGGTTATCGGCGAGGGCTTGTAAATTCAAATGTTCCATATTCGTTATTTTACTGGCCGGGAAAGCCCGGCGGAAATTCCGCCGGGTTCTGCCGCCCTGTTACTTTTTCGTTTTGGCCGCCGGGTTCTCCGGAGCTTCCGGCTCGGGCTGCTTCACCAGCTCATCGAGCATCATGCGCTCCGAGGTGGTGAGCTTGTTTTCCTCCCAGAGCGCATCGGCCCCGGCCTCCGAAAGAAACGGCTTGAGTTCGACATCCGACGTGTCCACCTTGTTCATATCGTCTAGGAATGAAGCGACAGCGGCTTTGTCGTTACCTTCGGCAATCCTTCCGGTGTTCGGGTCGATCTCGATTCCGTACTTCTTCATTGCCGTACGCATCTTCTCGTCGCGCATTTCGAGGTTGTATTTGGCAACCTTCATCACCTCGAGCAACCCTTTGCGCTCATCGTGAGAAATGCTGCCGGAACTGATTTTGCCCAAAAGCTGGGTCAGTGCTACAAGTTCGATCTTTTTCATCTTTTTGAGTTTTTAGGGTTACGCTTCGACTACTGATTCAGGCTGTTCGGTCATCGTCAGCGCGATGGCGTCCATCTTCTGCATGAACGGAGTGAGGATCGCCTGCGCTTGCGAGAAGTACTCCACATCCGCGCTGATCTGCATCTTGCCGCCCGCGTACTGGTTGAACGACGCTTTGACTTCTCCGTTCTCGGTGATCTGGCCGCCCGTGTAGGAAGCGACCACGGCATTGGTCATCGTTACCTCCGCCGAAACTTCGGCCGAACCTACGCTTGCCTTGATAAGCCGCTGAATCGTTTGTGCGGTGATCTTGTTCTCGTTGATAATTGCATTTACTGTTGACATAATTGAAAGATTTTATTGGTTGATAACAAATTAGATGTTCCTTGCCTGTATCTGGAAGGTTCCGGTCTGGTCGAGCAGTTCGCCGAATCCGAGTTTGATGTATGAGTTCACAACGCCGGTCGGATAATTGTCCAACTGAAAGTCCCCGTTATGCCATGCGAATTGCTCGATTTCCAGCACATAGTCCCGGCTTTCCCCGGCAGCCAAAACAATCATCGAAACCCTGTTTCCCGTTGTGGCATCCAATACGAGGGGTATCCCTTTTTCGACCGTCCCCCAGAATGATACCACCTCTACTTCTTGCAGCGTGGTGTATCTTACTTCGTGTTCTGCGATATTGGTGATCGTCACCTTGACATACGCATACTGAGTACCGTGGAACAGCAACGGAGAGGATGTAAAGTTGCTGAACGGATAGAAAGTGTATTTTGCACCGTCGGTATTTATCCCGGTCATCTTGGCCGAAATCAGGATCGAGTTGAAGATATTGAGCGGAACCGGATTTATGAACGTGCTGTTGTGGTACACCACCAGCGGTTCAGCGTTCAGATCGTTAATGTTGTCAGCCTCCCCGAATCCTCCCGTGGCTTTCACTTTGCTCAGCACGAAAAGCATGTATTTGTGGTGCGTTCCTGCTCCGATTTCGAAGAAGTCCACGGTAATACTATTGCCGCCCTCGCCGATGGTCTTGTCGCAAGTGATTAATTTACCCTCGGTAGCGGTCAATGAGGTAAGCAAGGCAAAACCCCAGTAATAGTATTGAATCCCTTTCATGTTCAGCGCCGAAACATTCGTCTTGCTGCTTGCTGGGATTTGCTCGAAAGTGAACGTGCGGGTGGTATAACCTACATCGGACATATTGACGCTGACGGTTCCCATGCAACCTGATGAAAGGCAGGGCCGTGCATTATGCTCGTAACCCCCGAAATCGGTCAGCCTGTACGGACTGAGCCGTCCGCCGACGGGTTTGTCCCGCGTCCAGTTCAAAGCCGTATCCACGGGCAAAGTGAGTTCCGGGATGTTGATCCCGAAATTCTGCTTGATGTTGGCCGGCCAGTCCGTATTCGGATCGGTAGACTGAGCCTGCGAATCGATGGGTTTGTAGTAGGAGAACATGTTTACCTTATCCTCCAGGCAAAGCCCTCCTACGTCTGTTTTCGACGATCCGAGCGTGCGGCGCACGAGGTCGATTGAAATATTCGTTTTTCCGAGTGCCATAGTTTTATTGATATGCTGTTACGCCGCCTGTAGCGACAAGGTTTCCGTTCACGCGCAGCGCGCCGTTGTATACGTCGATGGTAAAACCGTTAATCTCTATACTGTTGTGGGCATACAGTTTACTTACGGCAATTCCGTTACCGTTAGCGGCCATGCGTAAATCCATCGTATCGGTACGTGGCGATACGCTTTGACTGGCATTCGTGAATGTAGAGGTGCGAAGTGCCGGAGTGATGTAGGGTATGGATAAGTAGAAAAAGTATTTTCCGCCTCCGCGCACCCAGATCACTTCCGTGGAGCTATTCGTCATCTGTTCGACACGTCCTACGGGATTGGCATTTGCAAATCTGTATTCGTTCGCAAGAATATTCCGGGACACCTCCGATGTTCCCCAGCCTGAACCGTTCACCTCTTCGATAAAGCGGACTGAATAACCGCTTGCGTGCGAACTCCAGGCCGGTTTGGTTCCGCTGTCCAAGGCAACGAGCACAGAGATACGGACCGTATGATGGACACCCAAATACATCGTAACCGGGTAATAGGTATTTTGGTCGAGCGAGGAAGCGTCTATCGTGTATTTATAGTAGCCGGTGAATGAATTTATATCGTAGCCGTTAACTGAACTGGCCGACCCGGAAAGATTGCCCACAAAGGTCGGTGCGGTGATACTGCCGACAAAAGAGGCGTTATCCGTGGCACTGTCGATCTGGAACGCCGCCCGATTGGTTACGGCGTTGTACAGGCCGAACCCGGAACCGATCGATTTCACTCCCTTGCCCAGACACCAATTACCGTTGCTTGCGGATCGGAATCCGATGGAAGCCTCCGCAGAGCAGGTAATCTGAAGCTGTCCCATATTGATAGGGCTTGTGCCGGTGTCGATCATCAGCCCCTTGCTGCCGTATACGCGCACCCACGTACTGTCCGTCATGTGGATGCCTCCGCCGTAGTCTTGGCTATACCAGCCGACATTACCCCTCGACCGGAGCCATCCGCTCACATACGCCTGCCCTGCGACATCCAAATTAGCTGCGGCATTAAGATTATTGGCCGACCAGTCAATGGTCGAGAGGTTGGAGTTTGCCGAAGTCCATAACTTACACCAGTTGCTCCATGCCGTTGCCGCAACATCCCGTTTCGAACGGTAATACAACCCGCCGACCGAGGCATCCCCTGCCCAGCCAAACAACATTTCGCCCAATCCGCTTCCTCCAACCCGCAGTAGATTACCGTAAGTTACAGGATAGCCATTGTTGTACACGCCGTAAAGGTAGAGTCCGGCGGGGAAGGTTGTCGTGCCGGAGATCGCCGTCATAAGGCCTTGGTACGACATCTTTTTAGCTTCGACGGCCACGGACGAAACCCCCAGTTTGCTGTCAGGATTGAAGTTGCCCGAATGGTAAACCTGATAATCTGTCGCGGTACCGGCAGTTGGACGCCAATACAACCCGCTGCCATTGACAAACAATAGCGAATCCCTGTTTGTCGTCGTGTTCACGAAAGATATCTGCGGATACGAAGTCGCTTTGACCCGTAAAACTCCTGCTGTCAGATAGCCGGATACACCAAGACCACCAGTGATACTTCCACCAGACAACGGCAGGTAATTATCCAGGGGAATTACATCGGTCCATGCCGACCAAGAACCGGCATGTAAATTCCGAAACCAAATTTTTTTATCCTTGAATGCCCATTGGCGCTTAAAGTCTGGATTATTATCCATTGCGAAAGTGAACCCTTGGAAATAAGCATTTTCAAGCGGGGCGTTGGCTGGAGTTCCATTGGTTGAAAAGACCGCATTCAGCGGCGCGTTATTCAAGTCGGAAATAATACCGGATAATCCGAACTTATTGTCCGGATTGAAGTTGCCGGAATCCCAAACCGTCCTCCATATTTTTGTAAGACTACCCCGATACATCATAGATTGCTTTCCGGCATAGTCCCGTAACTTGAGTTGCAAAATCGTACCCGCAAAATCCTTTCCCTGCCAGATACAGGAGTATTCAGCACCCGGGAAATGCGCCTGTATATTCCCGGTGAAATCTAAGTCCGTAATGTTGTTTATTCCGCCGCTGGGAAAGTTGTAACTTTTGATTTGGGCGAAAGACGAGGCGTGCAAATTATCCACCGTGTCGGCGTTGCCTCCGTTGGCAGGAAGGGACGTAGGCCGGTCGGTAATATCAGTCCACAGGTGAGTGTGTACCTTGTTCGCGTATGTGTTCGCCAGTTTGCCTGTAAGGTACGTTTTACTGATCGCCCCGAGGAATGAAGTAGAGATCGTGAACGGATAACCGTCCGGGGTGATCGCGCCGGTCAGGGCCTGTTTGAGCAGGTCGTAATCCAATCCGCCGCCACCGCCGCCCGAAGATGGGCCGGTAGCATAAGCGCTGATGCCTGCAACGCTGAGAAAGTCCAGCTTTGCCGAGATCACCCGCACACCGTTTACCGTTTTTAGCTCGAAGGCTTCATCCCAAACGGACTTATCCAGCTTGGACGAGGGATTGAAATTACCGGAATCGTAAATCATGTAGTTTTCAGCCACTCCGCCTGCCCCCCTGTATATTGAAGCCGGAGAAACCAAAATCAAACGTCTACTTCCTGTCCCGATAGCCGTAACATATCTTGCATTAGGTGTATCATATAACACACCGGCAATATTACCCCCATCGGAACCCCTTAGAGACCTGCCATTCGATCCAAAGGTGATATCCCCCGTCATCGTACCGCCGGAAAGTAGCAGGTAATTCCCCGGATTGAAGTTGCCGGAATGGTATATTATTCCGTCGTTGGTGCCATTGTACCTCCATTTCAGATCGTTGCCATGCCGAAAAAGCAGCCTCTCTGAATTATCCGCTGTTGCGCGAAAAGTTAACTGAGGGTATGCACCGCTATTCGCCAGGATGAACGAGCCGATAGTGATTACATTACCGGTTAGGGTGCCTCCGCTCAAAGCCAGCGCCCCGACCTCGGCGGCGGTATAGGTCGGCTTCGAGGCCGCTTTCGCCCACGGGTATACGTCAGAGGCCGGAAGAGATGTAGGTGCACCGGACACGTCCGCCCACCGGGTCGGGTAATACTCCGGTTTTCCGGTGATCTGATCCCACGACGAAGCCCCGGCGATGGACGAGACCGGTACGTTTACAAAATGCGTCCCGTTGTACTTGAGAATGTCCCCGGAGGCAAGATTAGTCACTGCCACGTCCACCAGATCGACCAACGCACCGGAGAACCCGCCGGAGAGGGAGCCGTCCGCATAGGCTGTGATGCCTTTGAGCCCGAGAATATCGTACTTGACTTTCAGCGCCGGTGTGCCGTCCACCGTGACCACTTCGAATACGGCATCCCATGTTGGCTTAGGCAGATAGTTGCCCGCTACAACGTCATCGGTTAGATCGGAGAGTTTCGTTGGCCGGCCCACCACCAATTCCCAACTCGTCGGGTAAACCGTAGGCTTGCCGGAAAGGTTGGCCCAGGTCAGATAACTTGAAATATCGCTTGCCTTGAGGTAGCTGTTTGCGGTCAGGTATTGTGCAAGGGCCGCAGTATCGAGACCGACCAGATCGGCGAGCGGCTTTGCAGACCAATGTGTAGCCCCGGCTAGTTGTACCATCACCCGGTCGGCGGTAGGTACCTCGTCGGCCCACTGCCCGACGTTGACCAACTCTCCGAGGGAACCGGATGCACCGCCGCCGGAGGTGGGACCCAGACCGTAAGCGCTGATGCCTTTGAGGCCCGCAATATCCAACTTCACGTTCAATACCCGCACGCCGTTAACCGTAGTCACCTCGAATACCTCGTCCCAGACGGATTTCAGCAGATAATTGCCCAGGCTCGATGCTTTGGCGAAATTCTGTCCGAGCACCCATTCCTTCGTAGCGTACAGGGCCAACCCGTCGCTGCCGATGAATCCTTGTGCGGCAACCCATGCCTGCGTCGCGTATTTGTTGGCGGTCAGGTATTCGGCAAGCTGTGTTTCATTCAATCCGAAATCCAAATCACCACGTAGCGACACTTTCCCAGCCAATATGGAAAAATAGGCCGGGTCGAACGCGGCGATACCGAGACGGGAATCCGAAGCTACCGGTAAATCGTCCTCCGTAAATACGCTCCCCGCGTCGATCTCCGCGCCGGAAGTCATCGACAGGAATAGGTGCCGGTTACGAATCACCGCGTCCAGAATACCCACACCGTCGGAACCATGTCCGTCGGCCACGGACAAAACGAACCGTGCGCGGTTCAGGTACGAAAGATCGGGATCGGTAGATTCCGTATTTTGTATGAATGTCGTCACAAGCCTCATAGGTTGATGCCTCCGATTTTACAGCCCATCAAATAGATTACATCGGTCATTGCTATTGCTACCTTCCCGGTTTCCCGCTCTGTTAGTTTCACTTCGATTTTGAGCAGTCCGGGGTATATTTTACTGGTAAAAGCAGCGGGAACGGTTACGGTCAGTTCCGAGGTTCCTACGCGGTTCACGATCAGATACCCGCCCTCATTCGTACTCATCGTGAGAATACGTCCGCGCGAAGCGTTGTACAGGATCGCTGTAATGTCGTACCCGGTGATGTCCACCGGTACGTCTGCATCGTCCTCGTATGCGGCGAAACCGACTGTTATGGTCTCTCCCTGATAGAAATTATTACCCGTTGCCATGTCTTAAAGAATCATCCCGCCCCGGATCGAGGGGCATTTTACCAATGGTTTGTACTCCGGGAAATCCTCCCGGTGCGCCTCGATATGCCGGATTGCTTTGCCCAAAAGAGCATTGGCACTGTTCAGCGCACTATCCATCGCCAATTCCCGCTGTTTGTCTGTTGCGGCATTCGCATGGTTCGTATAAGGAAGCATCGCGCCGGTGTTGCCTACCGGTGTCGATACCTCCGGGATCACGTCGTGCCGGACAAAATACGCGAGGGCCGGTTTGAGGTAAGTGTTTACGAACTCCGGATATCTCCCTTCGGTCATCGCGTTATACATTTCGCCGAACGCGGGACGGATGTAGCGCTCCTGCGCCGCCTCGATTTTCGTCTCCTTGATAATCCCCGGCGTGATCTGCTCCACACTGGAGAATGCCAGGTCGATAACCTCGTTACTCGTTATCAGTACCATTTTTCGACTGTTTTAGGTTTGCCAGGAAAACCTGCTGTTTCGGGTCGTTCTCGTCGTAATCCAGCCCGTCGGCCTTGCGTGCCTCCCACACCATCATGTACGAGGGTTTCAGGGTTATGGGGGGCCGGTTGATGATTTGCAGCGATGAGGTGTCGATTCCGGCCATATTTTCCAACACTTTCCGGATCGGCTCCATCAGTTCGGCCTGTTCGCCGAGGATCACCGTATTCAGTGCGATTTCATACTCATGCAGGATACGGTCAGAATTAAATCCCGACGTCCAGTCCAATCCGCTCAGTGACCGGAACCACGAATGAGCAACAACAATATCTGTTGTAGACTGCTCGTGCAGTGCCTGCCAGTCTCCCTCGTTCGACGAAGTGATCGGAATGAATTTCGACCCATCCTCGCCTCCGCTGTTTTTTACCAGGAACAATACCTGCCCCGGTTTCCCCGCAAACTTATTTTGTGCCGCTTCGGCGATCTGTTTGGCCTCTTCCTCGTTGTTCACATCGCTGTCGAGGGTCATCACACCCGAAAGCTGAAACGAGTTGTCCAGACGGCTGATATTCCATTTGTCCGTCTTGTAGGCGATGGCCGACACATTCAACCCGGCGATATAGGGCGGCACGCCGTAGTTCTCGAACATCGGCTCATAATCTTTGTAGTGGATAATCGAGCGCAGCGTACCGTCCGGGGCTTCGTCGAACTGAGGATAAAGCGGCAAGGTGGGCGCTTGCATCGGTGTGTATTCCCGCCAGTTGTGACAGAGGATAATGTGTGATTTGTCTTTCGACAGGCGACATTTGGTCGCATCCTGATGGTAGAATGAGACGAACGAGCATTTGCGGTTGGTTACGATTTCAAGAAAAGCATTCCCGAACAGGGCTTTGTCGAATGCCAGCTTGTTGAGCACCTGCCGCAGCGTTTCGCCTGTCCCGTTGGCCGCCTCCACGATCATTTCCAACTCCGGTCGGTTTTCATCGAAGGAAAACCCTTTGCCGGAGATATAATCCGCTTTGTCGTTGATGATCCGCCGGTGCGCCGTCGAACGTCGTGCAAGGATGGCAAGGGCATAGGGAAACATATTGTCGGTTCCCCACCTCCAGCAGTTACCCGTGGCGGCCATCGTCGAACCTATCGAAACGAACGGATCGACCCGGTTTTCGGTCACGAAGGCTTTAACGGTCTTGTTCGTCTGTTTTTGCTTTCTCATCGCTCGAAACGGTTACGCCCTCGAATAACACTACATCGTGCAGGTATTTCAAATCCTTCTGCGTGCAGCGGGACAGGATGAAACGCGCCCCGTCCGTCCTGGGGTGCGGAGGCTTTGACGCCACGATTTCGGCGTTTTCATAGCCGGGTTTGATGCTGTATTTCTTTGCCATAGTTTCGGTTTTTAAAGAAAGGGAAGCCGCAGGGACTTCCCTTTCATGCAACATGATGGATGGGAAGATTTACGCTCCCGGCGCTGCGGTGAACAGCGCGTCCGTGTCACCCGAGTAAATGCGCGATTTCTCGGTGTGGTCGCAGGTCAGCGTCACTTCGTCGCCATTGGCATCCGAGAACTTTTTACCCGTCGTGCCGGTAGACTGTGAGATACGCAGCGGACGTTCCAGTTTCACGTCCTCGCCATAGCCCACCACGAACGCATCGCCGTTGGGGGTAATCACTACGGCCACCAGACCGCAGTACGAAGCGTCGATGATCTCCTGCACGGCTTTGCGCGAGGCGGCGTTCATCGTCGGCAGCTTGAATACGAGTGACTTGGTGATGACCACCGAGCCGTTCTCGCGCTTGGTGTCCTCCTTGAACTCCGCCTCATCTTCGAGGAACTCGTACTTGCTGAATGCTGACTGAGCGGCGAGCGTGATCGCCGAATAGGCGTCACTGTCGGCATCGAGGGTCGCACCCTTGAAATTTTCCTTTTCGATCAGGCCGATGGTCAGCACACCGCCCGAAGTCTTTTTGCACACTTTCGTGTAACCTGTAAGAATTGACATAATTTTTGTTTGAGGTTGGTTTATTCAGTAATAGTTACGGCACAGGTCGCGGTTTTTGCTCCGTCCACCGTTTTCACCGTAATGATAGCCGATCCTGCCGCCACACCGGTGACCTTACCCGTTGCATCGACGGTCGCTTTGGTGTCGTCCGAAGAGCTCCAGATCACGGTTTTGTTGCCTGCATCATCGGGAGAAACGGTAGCGATCAGCGTAGCGGTAGCGTCTTTAGCGACCGACAGCGTGTTTTTGTCCAGCGTCACCCCCGTGACGGCCACGGGCAGCGCGATGACGATCAGCTCGGGAAGCAGGTAGTCGCATCCGGCCATGAAGATCGCACGCTGGCGGTTCTCCATCTCATCAGGGTTGTACCACATCCGCACCTCGGTGCCGGGGAAATCGGACGTGTTGACGGCCATTGCCAGGTTGCGGCGATCCGTCAGGATGGCGAACGACTGCGGCATGTCGGCCATAGTGGGCAGATACCCGGCCAGTTTCACGTCCACCAACGGAATGCCTTTGTATTTCAGGCCGGGGCGTCCGTTTTGCTTGGCGGCATAGGCCGATTCCAGCACCACGGCGTCGAGTGATTCCTCGTAGTTCTGGTAAACGTCCGAAGTGACCAGATAAACGAGGTTACCCTGGTCTTTGAACTGTTTGAGCACGAGGGGCGCATTGTCCAACAGGTTTTTCAGCACCGCTTCGGCAGCGTCCGGGGTCGCCATCGACGGACACGCGATAGATTTCACGTCGTCCTCGCCGGTGCCGATGTCGGCTTTGATCCGCTTGAGGAAGCCGTCGAAGGAGTTGAAGCCCGATTCGCGCGAGGTGTCGCCGCACCACATCGTCACGCGGATTGCTTCGGCAATGGCCTCTTTGAACAGCGCGGTTTCGGCGGCTTCCAATTCGGTACCGGATAGGTCGTCGAGATTCACGTCCGAGCGGTTTGTAATCAGCTCGTAGATCATCGAGAAGTAATCCGAGGCAGAGTAACCCATCTCGCTTTTTACCTTCGACAAATTGATCGTTTTCTGGAATTTGTCGGCGATTGCCCCTCCGTCCCAGCCTTTCTTGTACGCTTTCAGTACGTCTACGGCCCGTTTCCAGAAATTGAGCGTAGTGGGAACCGGCATGTTGTACATGATCTTCACGCCGAGGTCGGCCGCATCCGGGCCGGTGAGCATCGGACGGAAGAAAATTTGCTCCAACTCACGTCCTTCGTAAGTTTTAGGATTTTTGATTACTTTTCCCATGATTCAGAATTATTTGAAGTTTTTGACGTCGTTTTCGTAAGCGGCGGCGTTACCTTTGAGCGATTCACCCGCAGGATCGGGGTCCTCGCAGTCTTTGGTTTTCGTCGGCGCGGCTTTGAGTTTGTCGATCTCGGACTGCTTGTCTGTTACCTGCTGTTTGAGCTTCGCAATCTCGGTATCCTTGTCGGTGACCGACTGTTTGAGGTTTGCGATCTCCGCGTCTTTTCCGGCGGCATTATCCGTCAGGTCGGCAATCTTCTTGTCCCGCGCCTCCATTTCGTTGTTGATGCGCTCCAGTTCGGCGTCGGTGATCTCCATTTCCGCGTCCTTTTCCAGTCCGAAGAAGTTGAGAATCCCTTTCCAACTCTCTTTCAGTTTGATTTTCATGCTATTGTCGTTTTTGATTTGTTTGTCCGCCGGAATATCCGGCAATTTCAGGTTATGGATCGAAGTAGCGTCGAGGTTCGTGATGCCCGATGACTTGGTGATATTATCCACCAAACCCGCCTCTTTGGCCTCTTCGGGGGTCAACCATTCGCCGACTTTCATCAGAGCGGTGAAATCCTCGGCAGACCTGCCGGAGCGGTTCGCATAGATACCCGCAATGAGCTCGTCCGTCTTGTTCAGCATGCGGATGGCCTCCTCAAACTCGGCGGAGTTTCCCTCTGCGTAGGCACTGGCCCGGTGGATCAGGTACAGGGAGTTTTCCGAGATATTGCGCCGTCCGGACGAGGCGGCCTGTGCGATGATGGTAGCGGCAGAGGCCACATAGCCGTAGCAGTTGGTCGTAACGGTGGCTTTGAGCCCCGACAGGGTGTCGTGGATCAGCAAAGCGTCGTTAACGCTGCCGCCCAGAGAGCGGATGTTAACCGTGATGGCCGGGGATTTGATGTCTTTGAGTTCTCCTACCGACTTTTTGAACTTGTCGTAGGTGGCAACCCGCTCGTCCGGGTTGTCGAACTGCCACCATTCAGGAATGCCGATGATTCCCTCGATGTCGATAATGACTTCGGCGGCTTTATTGGTGATCTTGATCTCTCCGAGTGAGTGCATAAAACTGGGTTTTGCTTACAAGTAGAATAAGCAACCCGTTTTGACCACCTGAAATGAAAAAAAATGAAAATATTTTTTGAAGGCAATAAAAAAGCCCGCTATCGGCGGGCATCACTTGCCTTACAGGTTAGAATGCATTATAAATACAACCTTCAATTTTGAGAAGCGAATCAAAAACCATAAATTAGATGTTCTTATTAATATTAGATAATATGATAGCTTTTATAATCATTATCGTAGCGGTGGTTGTTCTCGTGATAGTTTTTACGAGAAATAATCAGAACGAACAAGATTTTACATATACACCTGAAGAATCGGTCAGGACGAGTATTCCTACGAAAACAATAGAGGATTGGTTTAATATCGATATTCACGACATTTTTAAATATTCGCCGAGATGCATTAGCTCTGAAGTTTCTGAGGACTCAGACCAAGAGATAGAATATTATCTGCTAAAGTTGGAGCAGCCTGAATTAGATATTTTTGATTCTGTTCAAGTTATCTATTTTCGAAAAGACAAAAATTATACACTCAAGTTTAAAGCTCGGAATACAACATCGATTCGTAAATTTATAAATTTCATCAACGACCTTGCACGCATGTACGGTCCTGATTCGTTAGGAAATAGAGGATTTTCTGACGATGAAGAGGCAAGATTTAGATCAGGGTATTCGTTCAGTAGAATGTGGAAGTCCGTGTGGGCTGACAATATGGGAGGATATTTAAAGCTCACATTATATCATCTACATAATAATGCCGAAGAACCGCCCATTCCTCAGAATTTCACTAAAGCACCTATTCCCAATTCCTTTTGGGGTATTAAATTTGGTACGTCTAAGGAGGATGCCGAAGTCGTTTTAAAATCAAAAGTCGATATTGAAATCACCTCCATTCGATCCTCTAATAATAAAATTATCGTACAAACCCCTACCTTCGCAGGATATCTATGCGACGATATAGAGTTTGGCTTTGTCGATAATCTTTTCTTCGCAAGTACCATCACTATTCTTCCGTTTGATGATCGAGGCAATGACTATTGTAAATTGTGGGATGATTTAAATGACAAATATGGGCAAGGCACAAGTTTATGTAACGGCTCAATGAATATATGGTCAGATCGCAAGCACACTATCTCATTATCGAGTTCAGAAAGTGTGATTCGGTTGTGTTATATGAATGATAAATTAACGAAACAACATGTCGAGCAAACGAAAATCGACCCATTAGATGAATTATAAGAGGAAATCCCGAAATCGGGATTTCCTCTTTGCTGTTTCAAACAACAGCATATTTTCGACTACATGGACTTTGATGTTGGAATGAAAAAAGCCCGTCATTTCTGACGGGCTGATTTTTTTTGCACTTCATTAAGAAGCTTGTCGTTTTTCATATAAACCATTAGGGCTTTCAGTTTTTCTTGTAATATATTGATACAGGGCTTCACTAGCATAATACACATCATTGTATAATAATTCAAAACCATCATCTGTGATTACACCACACTCAGGGTATCCGGGATATGTTTTAAGGGAACCTTTGGTTCCGTCTGAGTATTCAACATCTTTGCCCGTAACAGTATAGGTAATTCCATTGTTTTTTATTACTCCGGGAACAGGTTCTGATGGTGAGGTTGATGCTTGTGTGTGCGGCTTTGCACCTAATTGCGAGATCAAATGATTTTTGAGCGACCTTACGTCATTTGTCATTCCCCATAGTTTAAAGAATAGAATTATTTGCAAAACACCGAAAACAATGAGAATGATGCTAACCAAAAGGGTAATGCCTTCCATAATCAAATGCAATTAGTTTATACCGCTAATATAATCATTTCCCTCCGATTATGGTTGCTTTCGCTCTGATGCTTGCAACTTTTTTCTGGGTTTTGGTTATGTCCTTTTCGACTACGTGGACTTTGATGTTGTCAATTCTCTCGGTCGTAGCCTTTATCATACGTTCAGTTTGCCGGTAATATGTCCTCAGATCATCCCGCATAGAAGCCAACATTTGTCCGTTGCTGGGCGGAAGTGGTGCCGGTGTCGGTAATGTCCACCCGGAGCCGATAACCCCGCCGTTCTCGAATTTCACGCCGTTCGTCGCGTTGATCGCCGAAAATAGAGGAAGATACTGAGCGGCTGATCGCTTGTTAATTACCGCGAGGATTTCGCCGCCTTCCACCTCTGCATTCACGGGCTGTCCGTTCACCATCAACGGGATTCCTCCCTGCGAATGTGATGGGCCTTGCAACATTCCCATTGAAACACCATTTTTGCCGTCCCCGATAGGGATAATGCCGCCTTTAGCATATTGTTGAGCTGAAATAACGGCTACCTGTACAGCCCCCTCAGCAGCAGCAAAAGCCGCCGGAACAATACCTAAAGGCCATCCATACATCGCAAATGTTTTGGCAATAGATAAGGCGGTTTCAATCATCACCTGTTTAATTTTTAGCTGTTTATCTCGTTCGAATGCAGCTCGTTCGGCCTCTTCTTTTTTCCGGTCGGCTTCGGCATTGGTTGCGTCTACTGCTTTGTTGTAGGCTTTCTCGGACATCAGACCCTTGTTGTACCGGAGCTCAAGGGATTTCAACTCCGAGTCCCGCTCCGCGTCGATCCGTTCCTGCTCCAGTTTCAATCGGCGCTGTGAGGCTTCTTTTTGAATGTCAATAACAGACGATGTAAGTTCTTTGGCAAAATCCGTCACCTGGCTAATCATCTCTTTTTTCTTAGCCTTCCATTCGGCTTTTCCTTTCTTCGTAGATGTGTCTATGCCAAAGAGTTTTTGAATAAAATTGCTGCCTTTGCCCTCAGAGGCGGTGCCGTCGAGTTGGTTTTGCAAGTTCGCTATGTCGGTATACATCCCGCCCAGCTCGGAAATCATCTCTTGGTATTCGCCTTCGGATAATTGGCCGGTAGTTTGCAGCCCCTTGATGTAGTCCTCAAATGTTTTCGCCTGCGCTTTACGGAATGTGAGTTCGGCTTCGATCCGTTTCTTGTCTTTCTCTTCCTCTTTGATCTCCATTTGATCGATCAGATCCATTTGCATTTCATAGGTTCGGTCTGCCTCAGACATGCCGGATGCCAGTTTACCTTCGGGAGTGATTTTTGCGGCTTCGCGCTCATACCACTTTTGAATAGCCAGGAGTTTTTCGGCGTTACCCTGTGCTGCGCGTACTTTTTGATTGTACAGCAGATTGAGTTTAGCCATTTCTTTTGCTGAACCATCAGCCATAAGTGCGATCATGTCTCCGGCGGCTTTATCCCGTAGCTCGATCTCTTTCTTGTTTTTGGTTTCCTCAAGCTCCAGTACTTTCGTATTGGCTTCATCCCGAATAACGCCGATTTGGTTAGCACAAATCTTTTCGATTTTTACCCGGTCGTTTTTATTGTCCGCATCGAGATTCAGCTCTTTTGCTTTGCTGCGGATAAGGTTTTCTACTTCATCATCGGCCCCTTGCAGGATCACGTTTTGTTTATTCGATGTGAACTGCTCCAGAGCAGCCATGCGGTTTTCATACGATTGGTTTTCATCGTTCAAAATCGCCTCGTTCATTTTGGCCGCGTAATTTTGTTCGGACAAAGCGAGTTCTTGCGCCGCTTTCAATTCTTCGAAGGCAATTTTTTTATAGGCGTTTTCCGTTTTACCCGATGATCCGCTCCCGGCATTCGGTTTGAACCCCCCGGCTTTCATTTCGGCCTCAAGCTGCTTATAGGAGGTAGCCATCTGTTTGTACACCAAATTAATCTGGGTATCGTACTGCTGGGCCTTTGCAAGTTGCTCTTTCTGGTATTCGGTAAATTTTTCGGCTTGTTTGGCTGCTATTTCGGCCGGATCAACCACAATACTACGCGAACGAGTACCGCTTTCAGCATTTAATTTAGATTCTATTCTTCTGGCTTCATCTCGGTCATTCTGCGTTATATGGTTCTTTCTCCAATCAGCCATAATTCCCAGCCGTTCAGCCTCCGTGCTGGCCTGTAATTGTTTTGCATACAACTCGGCCAATGTCGATTGGCTGGCTATGGCCTGAGCGCGGATTTTCATGGCTTCTACAAAAGTGGCCGTATTACCTACAAAAAGATTTTCAGCGTCTTTTACCGAGGTTACTGATACGCCCAGATTCGAAAAGGAGGTTTTATTCTCGTCAATAAATCGCTTCTTTGCGTTCAGATCATCCCCGAGTTGATTCCATTTATCCTGAAGCTGATTCAGCAATACGAGGTTCTGTCCATACGTCGAACTGGCGCTTTTGAAAGCGTCTTTATACGCTTCTCCTTTTTCGTTGGCGATCTCCATTGCAATTGCAACCTCATCGATCGCCTTTTTCCCCTTAAACAGTTCTTTCACCCATTGTCCGATCTCCTTACCGTAGGCAGTAAGCAGGGTGATCCCCACAACGAGCATGGTTTGCCATGAACCGATGGATTTTAGCATTTGTTTCCACACAGGTACCGTGGTTTCACCCGCTTTTTTCAGGGCTTCGTTAGCCACCCTTGCCCGTTGCATCTCATCCACCAGCATCGGCAGGTTGTTCGAGATCGCGAGGAAAAATTGCTGCGCTGAGACAGTCAAAGACGGTAATTCACGGGCCAGTTGCTGTACTTGAAAATTCAGAGGACTGAACCCGCTGGCATAGTTACCGACATTGCGACTGTACCGGCCTGTTGCCGATTCCGCACTGACCATTTCGTCGCTGAGTTCTTTAAGGTGCTTTAAAAGGAGTGTCCCGTGTGCGGATTCTCGTTCCTCCTTGCTCATTCTGTCATAGGCGGCAGCCATCAGCAGGTATTGCGCCCGTAAAGCAACAAGGGAGCCTTCCTCAGCTTTATTCAGTGTCGTAATAGTTTTTACCTCTTTAGCAGCTTGCCGCACTTCCTCGGTTTTGGCCCTGATTTGCGTTTTGACCGCTGCCAACTGTGCATTGTATTCCGCTTCCGAAAGAGTGCCTTTTTTCACCTCCTCCGTCAACCGTTTTTGCTCGTTTTTCAGAGCCTGTAGCTCTGTTTCGACCTTGTTTAGGTTGTCTATCGCCGTCTGATAGTCTACTACGATCCTGAATACCTCTACATTGTCAGCCATAATATTGATTTTTAAGTTAATTTTCTTTCAAAAACACGCATTCTGTCGGCTCGGCGCTGGCCGGGTCGTAGTCGTTGATCTCTTCCAGGCGGCAATAGACATCCTCCCCGCCGATACTGAGGCGATACAGGGCGCGGAAATCCCGCCGCAGATCGTTCGGCAGCATGAGGTTCTCCACGTCCGCCGGGGATAGCTTTACCTGCGCGGTGATCCGCTTACCGTAGTTGTACGATTCTATCGTTTTCGCATAGTAGGATTTCAGGCCGTTTGCGCCCTCGAAATGCAGGTTGTCGAACGACACCTCCGGAAACGAGTTAATCGCCGTATTCACGCCTTTATCCCGGATCAGGAGATATTGCGGGGGTATATTGGGGTCTGTGCCGTCCGGCAGAGGCTTCATGCCAAGGTATTCGCACACCTTCATCGAAGAATCCAAATCCAATTCCCACGGGTCGGACGGCTCGTCATCTTCCGGGGAGAAGTCGATCAGCGAAATAGCCGCCGCACCCGGGATTTTTTCCTCCACTACGGTAGTCGCTACGAATTGCGGATTGGTCAAATCCTCTTCGTCCTCGGCGTGGTACTTCAAAATATCTTCTTTGTAGGTGCCTAACTCGGTTCCGGTCTCTTCGTTGTGCCGCTCTATCACATCGTCGGTCTGATAGCCGAGCACCACCGTCTTTCCAATATCGTTTCCCGCGTCCTCGATCTCGATCTCCTGCGAGTAGTCCATCCGCCCCCGCCAGTCTATCGGCGTAGAGGTGTAGAATGCCTCCCGCGGCTCGATATACACCTCTTTGGTCTCGGCGTTGGTGTAGAACATCAGGTCGAACATCTGTTTTACGGCGCTGATGAAATCCATCTGCGTAATACCCGATTGGAGCATGTTTTTCGCACTGAGGGCCGTACCGTAGCCGGGCCGTTTACAGAAATACGCCTTGACCGTCGTGTTATTCGTCAGGGCCAGTTGGATATACGGCGTTTTTCCGTCGGCCATATTCGGCGCGTTGGAACTGGAGAATACCGGTGTTTTGATCGTCATTGTCTCCCCGGCACTCAAAAACCTCGGCTCTACGATATATTTCAGTTTGATCGTGGCCGAATTGTCGAGGGCGAACATCTCGATCTCCATATTCGTCTTTTTCCAGACCATCCGGGACGGGAAAATCGGGTTCGGCTCCCCGATAAATACTTCGGCGGTACTTGACACGTTGACCGTACAGACGAAAGAGCCGCTTTGGCCGATTTTAACGTATGTCTCGTCGTATTCGCCGTTTTCATCGTACTCTCCGTCCTTGTTATGCCGGAACCGGATATAGTGCTTGTCGTCGTTGATAGTCCCCTTCGTCAGCCGGTAGATATACATGTATTCGCCCTGCGGGGTGTTTTTCGATATGTCCGTGCGGTCGGCCTCGATACACTCTTCCGGCACCGCTTCCCCGTCCACAGTGTCAAACCAGATCAGTTTGCCGTATTTATCACCTTCGGCGGCGTACTCGGTGCTGATCCCGGTGACATATTCGAGATTGTACTCGAAGCCTATCACCATGTCCTCCTTAGCCATGAATACCGGCTCGGTGACAGCAGGGAATATTACGCACCCTCCCTTGTCGTACACATCCTCCAGCACCTCTTCGTCGGCGGATTCCTCCTCCGGCTTAACAGTGTCTACGATACGTCCGATTTCATTAAATCCGAACTCATAGCGTTGGTTCGTCACGATGAAATAAGGCTCTCCAGATGCGAACTTACCCGCGAGGAAGTCGTATTTTTCCTCCAGTTCCGAAGTGTCGTACTCTTCCCACTCCCCGGCCACGACCAAACGTCCGAAAAGCGCGTTATTTTCAAAGAAATCCGAACGGATCGAGTACCCGTACTGGCCGATGATCTTCTCCATGAGCAGCCGCACGTTGAAGAAAGGCAGGTAGTCGGCCAGCGTGGTATAAGGCCGGGGAACAAACGTTCCGCTCGTGCCGCTCTTCCTGTCTGTGTTCTCGTCGTTGATCCGGCGCACGTACTGTCCCCGGTAGACCGGAAACAAATACACCCCGCCATTGGATTCCAACAGGCTTTTGATCGTGGCGGCAGAGAATACCCAGCTACCTAATCCGTCCGTTTCGTTGAGTTTCGCTTCGGCGGCCTTTTTCGCCCATTCGTACTCCGCGCCGATCAGGTTCACTTCGTATGAGGCATTCAGCAGGTTGTTTACCGTTACCTTCGTGATTTGTGCGGTGCCGGTCATCACCACCACGCCCCCGGCCTCCAGTCGGGCCGGGTGTTTGGCGTTGTTGAACTGCTCGACCCCGTGAAGCTGATCGGCGAACTGCATGATCTCTTTGTTGCGGGCGGTGGCCGGAACTTCGATAGACTTCGAAAAGGCCGTCAGGCTCTGGGATGGATCTTCCACGCTCCCGATGGAGAGCGTAATTGCGGCGTCGGTCTGCTGATCCGTATCGAGGCGTTTGCCGTCTATGTACAGGTCGATCATGTCGTTTGCATTTTTTCGGTGTCGATGGATCGGAAGGTTAACTCAAGCTGCGGCATCTCCGCCTGGTCGAATGTCGTAATCACGTCCGAGGTAATGTCGATGGGAATAGCCTGGTCTCCGTCAATCAGCCACACTTTCGGCGCACTGACGATCTCGCCCAGCCATTCGAGCATGAAACCCGGAAGCCCCCCGGAAGAGATATTGCGTTCGTCCTCCACTTCCGAGGAAACCGTCCGCCAGCCTTCCGCCGTTTTGATCTTCGTGCGTTCGGTGGTATAACTTTTATCGAGGTCGGAGCGGAACGTATAATAGTCGATCCCGCCCCGGCGGTTCCACCACGCGATACGGACACCGCACCCGGAGCGGACAATCCGGTACTCCACTTCCGGCAGGTCGTAACACCCGAGCGTGGGTTTTATTTTGATTCCGGCCATGCCCGCGGGATCGGCACCTTTGAGCTGCACCGCCTCGGCGATGGAATCGTAATGCACCACCAGTACGGCCACTCCGTCGATAGACGAATTAGGCATTTGCAGGGTGATTTCCTGCCCGTTTTTCATCGTGACGATAATTGCCCCGGCCAATACCTGTTCATCTACCAGATAGCTCAATTCGTCCCATTCTCCGGGTCGGAGTATCCGCGGCCCCGGCGCATTTGACAGCAGGGTGGACAAAGCAAGATCGGTAATCCCCGAAGTGAGCAGCACCGAGGAATCCGCAGTCACGTCGATCCGGGCCGTTACCGTCCGTTTCACGGCATGGACAAACGAGAGGCTGTCATCGATCACCGGTGCCGTTTCGATCAGGTTACGGTAATATTCCGATACGTTTACCGCGATCCTGCCCGCGGTCACAAATTGTTTCATTCCGAGTACCGTCGATCCGTCGAGAATCTGCACGGTCTCTTTCTCCGTGCCGGTTTTGGTCAGGGTATAGATTACCGGACGATATACGCTGCTGAATTTCTCCGGTTTTGCTGTCAGGTCTATCATGCTGCTTGTTTGATTTCGTTAAACATGGTTTCGATGTGGTAGTTGACCAATTCCCCGCATGCCGCGTGAATACTCCGGTCGATTGTGCTTTCCTGGTTTTGCAGGGTGCGCGTGATAAACAGCGACGGGGCGATTCCTTTGCGACGGATCGAGCTCTGGAACATAAAAGCCGTAGAACGTTCGCTGCGGCCATCTATCATAATCCGCTTTATCCTGATCCACTCGATTAGCGCTTCGATAGGCACCCCTTTCGCCCCGGCCCGTCGTCCGTTCTCTACATACTTCGCGTAATAGACCGCCGAACCGACGATCTCGAAACCGCTCATAGTCTCTTTTACCACGGCCTCGATGCTGTTTATCAGTGTCCCGGAGACTACGCGCATTTGTACCGAAAGCTCCGTTTGCAAGGCTTTTTTCAGGTGTTCGGCCAACTGGTCCAGTATGTCGAGGGGCTTACTCATTGCAGAAATACACGTCGGCGAGGAATGTTACCGTCTGGGAAAGCTCCCCGAACGAGGTGAATGCGAACTCGTCCGGTTTGATCGTCACTTTGTCGGTGGAAATGACATCGGAGATCATCGGAAGCGTAGCGATCCCTTTGCGCGCGATGCGTTCCAGTTCCTCCCATTTTTCCTCTTTCTGCTGCTCGTCGTACTGTTCGTTCTGCACGAACAGGTACAGGACGATTTTGTAGGTCACTTTGCCGTCGTTACGTCCGCTTATTCCGGCCACCTCAATCGGTGTAAGCCACAGCGCGGGCAGGGTCAATTCGCTGCCCTGTATTTTGTCTGCGAACCCCTGAAAGAATCCGTATCCCTCACTGAGAAATGCCGCTTTGATCGCCTCTATTAATTTCTTCCTCATATTCTTCGATTTTACACTCGTATTCGAATTTCAACCGGCGCAGGTACTCGAAATGCCCGGCACATTTGGCCCGGTCGCACCGGCATTCCCGGTTGTAAAGCATGTCGAGCAGGGCCACGCATGCCCGCCATTTTACAATCCTCTGGTCGCCGCTACTATCTCCCATTTCTGTTTCTCCCGTTTGAGTTTCGCGTCCAGTATGCGGACAAATTCATAGGCATTCAGCCCCTCTGCATACGGCAGTTCGCTGGGTTTATCGTCCGCCACGAACAGCAGTTTGTCGCTCCATGTGTAGGGATCGTCGTTCGATTTATCCCCGCCTTTGTCCGATCCGTAGAGTTTCGGAAATTCCCCTCTCAGATAGGCGTGCATTTCCATCAGGCGGGTGTATACTTCCAGATAAATGCTCATCGGCACGTCTCCCATCTTTCGGGCGCGGGTTTTGGCTCCCTCCTCGTCGTATGGTTCCCCGTCCGGGCGGCACAAAACGGCCAACAGCAGCGGCGCGAGGGTCAAATCTCCGGTAGCGGTAATATCCGACGCATCGCAAAACTCCTTTGCCGTAATTCTTTCCAGCGGCACTGCATTACCCAGCGCGTCGGTGCCGGTTGCGGGGATAACCAACCGTTCCCCGTTCGTATTGAAGGCTTCAATCCCCTCCGGGTGGTACAAGGGAGCCGCCAGTAACGAAAACACGAACAGCGTCAGGCAGTGTTCCCCGAGCGCGTGTACATCCGTATCGGCGGTTTTGTCGAGTACCGGCAACGGGCATCCGGATAGCGCGTGCAGCGCCTTGCGCCAGAAGTCGAGCAAGGCCCCTACGTCATCCCCCTGAACCGGGGTAACTTCTTCCGCCGGGCCGACCAATGAACGGAAATGATCCGCCACCGCATCCGGTAGTTCCTTCACGAGCGCCTGCAATTTCACGGCGTCGGAAACAGGTAACTCCTGCCACCGGGTCGGGCAGGAGTATGTTTCGTGATCGATAGCGAAACTAAACATAGACTTTAGCCTCTTTGATGAGCTTGTGTATTTCACCCTGAATGCGGCGCATGCGGATGATCGGCCCACCGGCGGCGATCTGGGATTTTACGATCTCCCCGGCGGTACTTTCCGCCGCGTTGAGCAGGTCGAGCAGGATTTGATACGGCGTGCGGGTATCTTTCAGCTTTTTCGCAGCGCTGGCCGCCTCTTGCAGTCGCTTGTTTTCTGCTTGCAATTTCTCGATTTCGTTTTTGTTGCAGGCGGTGATCTCTGCAACAAGGGCCTGCAAGTCCCCGTTTTTCGCTTTCTCGGCTTCGTATGCGGCCCGGTAGTAGAAAGTGTCCGCAGATTCTGCCGGAACCGACGCCCCGGTATTTTCCGCTTCTTCTGCTTCGGGGGTTACTTCTCCGGTGTCCACCGGTTCGGGGTTCGTAGCTACTTGAAAATCTGCAACGGCTGCGGTGTTCTGGTTTTCGGGCCGGTTCTGACTCCCGGCCCCGTTCGGATTGTTCTTCGGTCTTGCCATAATTGTAAATTTTGCGATCCTATCCCATGTATAGAATCCGGTTATTGTTCTTGTCGAGCACCTCTTTTTCGACGATCCCGGTCAGTGTGTCCGGTGCATCATCGGAACGGTTCGCTTTGAACGCCCGTTTGTAGGTGGTCAGCATAAAGTAGAATGAAGGCCACCGTAGGGACCAATCCGAAGGAAATTTTATGTTATTTAAGACAGAAGCAGAGTTTGTTAAAATTCTTGATTCCTTATTACCAGACTGATGGAACCATTCGACACGAACCGAAGGAGCTAATTTTTTTACGGCTCGGGCGAATCCCCGGCCTCCGTTGTTGCTTTCGATGTACGCAATTCGGGTGTCGTTGCGTAGGAGCATCTTCGCGGTGGCCGGTTCGGTCTCTTCCATCGGGGCCTGCGTAAAAAGTACGTCCGTCACATAGGCGAACCCATCCCGGCCCACCTCATAGCAGACTGAACACAGATAGTCATTCCCCATGTCGGCAGTGTCGGTGTAATTCGCCCTCTTGATGATTTGATCGGGTCCCGGCAGAACATCGTATGTCTGGAATCCGTCACCGTACAAAAGGCCCTCTTTTGTGGCCGGGTGCCCCTGGTATGTGCAGTCGAAAGCAACCGGATCGAGTGCCCGGCTTCGTAAAAGTTTTTTCAGGTTGTGACGCTCCGGCCATAACGCCTCTCCTTGCTTGCGGGGGTCGAGTTCCGTCGGGGCGCTCTCTTTGATCGCTTCAAAATTGACTTTTAACCAAGTGTCCGGATCGTGGCCGGCCAACTGTTTCAAAGAGGTGAGCTCTACAACATTTTCTGCCTTCTCGATTCTCCCGATTAGGTCGTCCTCATGCCAACGGGTGAAAACAATAAGTTCCTGCGAATCGTTGTGTAGACGGGTTTCCGCGACGGATAGATACCAATCCCAAACGGCATCGCGGATTAACGGAGAATTGGCCTCGGCCGCATTCTTGTAAAGGTCATCCAAAACGAGAATATCGACAGGCTGCCCGGTCAGGCCTCCGCTGCGGCCCACGGCGGTAAGCGATCCTTTGTGGCCGACGATCTCAAACTCTCCCGCAGTACGAACCCACCCGGCGGAATCTTCGGCCATCGGCGTACCGCTCAGGGTTGTTTCCGGGAAAAGCAGGTAAAAGCGTGGATCGTCAATGTTGCGTTGTATATCGCGGTTGAATTTCCGCGCGAACCGGTCAGAATAGGATGCAACGGCAATTTTTAGGTCAGGATTGATGCCTAACAGGTAAGCCAGCAATAACCGGGTAGAACCTTCGGATTTACCGTGTTGCGGCGGTATAGATACGATCAGCCTCTTGATCCGGCCATGTGCAAAAGCATTCAGAATTTTGTAGTACACCAAATGAAAAGGGGTAAAGAAATCTTTACCCTTCATCATCGCCGTAAACAGCGGGAAACTTTGCCGGGCGCCCTGTTGCGCCGCTGCTAATTGCTTCGCGTCAATCATCACTCAGGAATTTAGCTATATCATCCTTGCTCATCCCGGTAATGAGTTTCGCCCCGGCCAGCAGGTCCTTGCCGTTCTTTCCGGTGATCTCCTGAGACTGTCGGTTCTTCCATTGCTTCGGATCGCGGTTGGTCAACGTGAAAATCACGGCGGCGGTGTCCGGTGCGATGTGCTTCGTTGTGATGATCTTTTCTTTGACTTTTGGCTTTTGCCGTTTCTTGCCGGTAGCCGGGTCTTTCTCTTCCTCTCCGGAATCGACGTACACGGTACGGGTTTCCTGTGCCTCGTATCCGCACACTTTCTTCATCAGGGAGCGTTTAGCCTCAGTGCGGAGCGTATCCAAAAAATCATCCTCAGCCTTTTTAATGGCCTCGGAAAACTCGGACTTCTCCTTCTTCCAAGTATGGTAGGTATCTTCGGAAATTCCTACCTGGCGGCAAATCTCCGGGATTGTGTAGCTGTCCGCGCGGATCAACTCACAGATGCGTTTCACTAGTTCATCGCCGTACTTTGCCATAGGGTTGGTTTACTCTTTCATGCAGACTTTCGGGTCGGCATGCTCGAACATCGTATCTGCGATGTCGAGTACATTTTCCAACTCGGTTACAACTGCTTTGGTTTCTATGAATTTTCGCTTTTCAATAGGGGTTGGCACACCTTCGCTGTTGATGATGTGTTCCAACGTAGCGAGTTGTTCCCGTTTCCGGGCGAGGCGCTTTTCTATTACTTCCTTGTAGATCATGCAGAGTGTCGTTTTCATAGCATCCGGGGATAATTGGTTAGGATGCTAAAGTTATCGTTTTTCCAATAATTGTGAAATCATGCCCCGATCCTTCGTAGCCGCTTCTATCGCTTCTTTCAAACTGAGTTTTCGCAAAGCACTGTTACTACATGAATCCTGACAAATGGCTGTGAAGCATGCCGCACTGCCGGGCTGTGACATGGTCGGCGTCGGAACAAATGATTCCCGGTCATGCAAATAGTGATTCAGATTGTACGTGTTCGGAGTGAATCCATCCAATCCGTCGATACCGCAGCAACAAAGGGAATCGCCCATTTTACGCAATCGGTTTTCAGCGGCATAAAACCTGAGTCTATTACTGTGGCAAGTGTCCCGGATTACTTCAAAATGCTGTTTGAGAACTGATACCGGGTAGCAAAAATCCCCGCCGATCTTTTCCAGTCCCGGGCGCTTGCGTTTGTACTTCATTCCCTCTACCGTGAGACCGTGTACGCCTATCTGACGATAGGTTGGAATCTGTTTGAGAATATCCCCGAACACTTCCACCATGTAAGGCTGAACCCGAACAATAAGACGTTTCACGCGCGGGGCAACCTTTTCAATGATCCGAAGGCGGTCGGCGAACGTCGGCGCACCTTTTTCCAACTTGTCTAACTGAGGGCTTACGAGCGACACTTGCACAACGCAATTACAACGCCCCAGCAAATCAAGGTATTCATCTTTTCCAAGCAAAGCTCCTTTCGTGCTTATCACGAACGGGTAGCCGGTTTCGGCGAATAACTTGAGTGCCGCGTAAGAGCGGCGGTGTATCTTCTCGGCGGGTTGCAAAGGGTCGGAAACGCCGCCCCAATGAATCGGAATATCCCAATCACACCAGCTAACTTCGCCGGGGCGCTGTCCGCCGATGAAACGTTGAAGGCTTTGTAAGCTCTCCCCGGTTTCTACCTTGGCAATGTCGTACTTCATCTGCACGAAACAATACTGGCACATGTGGGTACATCCTTGGTACGTGTCGAACCGAATAGGTAGGTCGCAGATCGTTATTTGGCTTCCACACTTTGGCATACGAGATTGAGGATTAAATCTACAATTCCTGTTTTACCGTTGGTTTTAATATACCCTTCTACTTGCTCCTGTTTCTCTTTTGGAAAGGAAAACGAGACGGTAAAAACATCTGAATTTTCTTTTATTGTTCCTGCAAAAGCATTTGTTTCGAGGTCATCAATGGTGTTGTCACTAAAAAGACCGGTATCGAGTTCCCATACGGCGAGATCGTCCGTATTGAAATCGTCCAGCAACAAATTGACATCAAAAAATGAGGTGTCCGAGGTTTGGTTGTCGGCAAAGGCCAGCAGCTTGCGGCGTTCGTCCTCAGTGGTGAGGTCGGTGCGCTTTACCGCGATCAATTCCGATCCGTCGGATTCGATTACCCGTACTTTCAGCCCGAGTGCCTGCGCCTGTTCGTACACGCCATTACCGGCAATAATCACATCGTCTTTGTCGATCAGGATAGACCGTCCGGCCCCGCATTCGGTCAGGCTCTTGTTGATTAGAGCTTTGTTTTTATCGCCGTGAATCCGGTAGTTTCTGCTGTCTGTTTTGATGTTCATGTGTTCACGCTTTGCTTAAAGTAGAATCAGAAGTCGTTTTTGACCTTCATTTTGCAAGAAATTTTCAGGAAAATACGGTTATAAATACGCCTCAGCCTTCTAATGTGCTCTGGCCCCGGCCATTGTAGTAATGATTTTCCTTCAAAAAATTTCCATGCAAATACTTCTTTTTCCCATTGCGGGGCATCGAGATCGTCTAATGCCGCCCGAATTTCACGTAACCGACTGTCCGGATCGATCTCTTCGCTCTCTGTGGCCGGTACTTCAGAGAGCCCGGACAGATCCCAATCCACCGTGCGGGTGCAGTGCTGGCCCTTCGTATATCGGACGTGCGACCGGGGAGATATTACGCTGATACGGATTACCCGCAATACGAGGTAGTCGAGCCGGGAGTATTTATCGCGCCGCTCGTTCAGCAGCCGTTCGAGCTTCACAGGATTACGTTGCAAGAGTTGACACAACACGTCGTTCAGAACCTCGGCCGGTTCGAGGTTCAACCCCGAGCGCCGACAATGGTACATGGCATAGTCCAACCAACGATCATAGCGTTTCGTGATGTAAGAATTTAAATTTTCGCTTTGCATCCGTGCGTTTTTTATTATCTTTGTTTTGTTAGGACAAAGGGGGCGTTGCCGCACGGCGCGCTCTTTTTTTTGACTTTTAATCCAATCAAGACCGCATTTATTACTGTTTTCCCTATAGGGTTTGTCTACCTTTAGGACAATTTATCTCAATTCACATGTTTTAAAATCCACCGTCAACCGGTAAAATCCCAGCACATCCGAGCCGATCAGCCCTCTTACGTTCTTTCCGGTAGCCCGCCGCAGACTGGTCATGTCCTGTACCGCGAAGCTGGCCGAATACGGGATGCTGTCGAGCGTAAACGGGATTCTTCCGGTGGTCTTTAAAGGGATCGAGGTTCCGTCTACGCCGATTACCTCTAAGCCGGTAGCCATGTAGTAGATTTTCACTTCGTCACAGAGATTTTTATCCAGCATAGATGTAGACGCTCCGGTATCTATTAAGAATAGCTCCCTTTGGCCGTTTATCGTGGCATAGACGAAGGGGACACGGTCGAAGATGATCTTGCCTGGCTTGGTCTTGTTGAGCTCACAGGCGGCAAGAATCACGGCTATAAAGGCAAGAAGAAAATAAAATAAGGTTCTTTTCATTTTTCAGGTTTTTGTTATATTTGCATTGCCAAATTTCATATTGGCTTTGGGTTAGTAGTAAATAGGTAGGAGGGTGAGGCGGACACCCTCCGTTTTTATTTTTCGCCTTGCGGCAGTGGGTCATTCTGAATACACAATCTGCCACCATCCACGCCGATCAATCGCTGAATAAACAGGCCAAGTGCATCTAATTCTTCATTGTAGTACCTGCGTACATCGTCGGTATGTTCGACTATTTGACATCTATATTTAATTGCAACACGCCGCATTGCTTTAATGCTGTCTGCCTTTATAATGTCGTCGTAACTTTCTTCGCATTCAGGGTAAAATGCTTCCCTAAAAACTAAAGCTGCATGCCGTACATCTTCAAGGGTTTTCATCTCTTCTCCTTTTTCTCAATTTTCACTTTCAACCTCTGGAAGTTCCGCAGCTCCCGAATAGCCCCGTCTATGGCCTTGCCTATCTCGGTGGGATTGGGCTGCTCTATATCCGCTCCGCGTCTCCACTTCTGGAAATAGTGAAGCTGGTTAATGATCTCCTTGACTTTCATTTTTCTTTGTTTTCGGGCTCTACTTTAAATTCCGGATCATCTTTCAGCAAGGCCCAGCACTCCGGACAAATAGGACACCCGTTCCGGTCATAGTGCATTTGATCGTTCGGCAATTCTTTCTCACAGTTCTCGCAGCGATCAAACCACGTGTATTGGTTTTTACTCATCATTTTTCGTTTTAGGTTTTTCTATTTCTTCAATCGTCACCCTCACAGGGCGGCAGGTGTAACCAATTTTAGCAGCAACTTCCCAAGAGAGGAAGTGTATGGTTTTGTCTTGACTTACCGTTTCATGTTTTGATATAGTCCACCATAACGGTTTCCCTTCCGGATCAAACACCGCCCACATTTTGATTGTTGTCATGGCTAATATTCTCCTTTCTCCATCCGCTTGGACAGTCTGTTAATTTTACGGGCAATGATCTTTGGAATGTCCTCGTAAGCGTAACTGATATAAACCAATTGCTCGACACAGATCAGTACATCAGCCATCTCTTCCAGTAGGTTGTTTCGGGTTGCGCCACTTGGCTTCCGGTCGTGTTTTCGAATGGCTTGGATCAATTCGGCGCATTCTTCTATAACCATATTGATTTGCGCCGGTGCTCCAAATTTTTCGAGAGCCTGAATCAGTACCTTTTGTTGACTTTCATTTGTCCACATCGCTAACCCTCCAATGCTTTTTCAATCAACTTTCTGTTTTCCGAGTACTGAATCGCGAAGTCAGCATACCTACTATCCCCGGTGTGCGTGTTGTCCAGGTCTTTGAGTAGATCGTTGGTTTTCTGCAAGGCTTCCAGCAGTTCCGGGGCGGCGGCGATAAGACGGGCGTTGGCCAACGACTTGAATATTTTTTGTATAGCGACATTGGCGACTCTTGTTTCGGGTTTCTTATCTTTTTCTATTACCAGCTCTTTATACTCATGCCCATAACAACAAATCTTCCAGGGTCCCGGCGTGCCTTTAAATTGCGGTTTCATCTTCTTTTGTTTTGCCCGAAGGCGGGTTAATCATCAAATACTTCAAGCATTCCTATTGCAAGCATAAAAAGCCCACTTATTGTTCCGACGAGGCACAAAAAACCAAACCAAAATTTCATGCCTTCTGAGACTTCGACGGTTGACTGTTGGCCAAGGAAATAACTGCATACAAGCGCCAAAGCACCAATAACAATCAATAAAATCGGTTTCATCTTCTTACTCCTTTACTCGTTAGATGGGACGCCAGTGGGTGTAGAAATTTTGTACAGCATAAGGTTTGATGCGTTCTTTCAACTGCCATCCACGGATTAAATCTATATGACAATCAGTATCTTTTGCAAGAATCAGAGTGTCGTAATCTGGAAGCTCATCATCCACACTGATCCACCGATATGCCTTTTCCATGCCTCTGCGGTAGCCGAAAGCATCACCAGCTAGGAAAGCGGCGCTTGCTTCGGTAATAATGTCTTTATTCTGAAAAGCCTGTTTGCTTTCGGCGTACTCTCTGGCCGCTTCTTGGGGTGTTTTCATCGCTCTTTATTTTTGAAGTATTCGACAATCTCTTCGGCGGTGGCTTTGCGGTAATAACCTGATGGCACGTCTACAAAAGAATCGAATCGCGCAGGCTCATTGAAAACAAACTTCCGAACACCGTTTTTACCCTCATTGGTCGGATACTCTGTGTATGCATACCATTGTTTCCGGTCGTTCCATTCATTCATCGCCGCCAGGGCTTTGAATAGCTCGGTGTTTTCGCCGCAGTCGATAGTATCGTAATCGACCTTAATTACCCTATAGAGTGCCTCCCCGTATACATATACTCGATTTTCACTAGTCAGCACAATAACGCCATCGTTACGGAGATATTCGAGCCTGTATCCAATCCCTTCCAGCCACTCGATCAACTCTTTTCGCTTCTCCGGATTCTCAACCCGAACAAAGCAGGGGGTAGTGAAGGTCATTGCTCGTTGAGTATTTGAAGGAATAATCCTCGTAATCTGCACTTAACGTTATCAAAATCCTGCACACATTCAGCCGTCATCAATTCCGTAAAATCCAGACTGTCGAACGCGCATACCGCTCTTGCTTTCAGCATCTCGATTTTCTTCCTTTGGTCATCGATTACCTTTCGGGCCAACTCTTCACGCCTCTTGGATTCCTCTAGCTCTTTGCGGTAATGGTTGACTTTCTCTTCTGCGTCCTGCTCGGCAAGCTCGACGGCTTCACAAGCATTTTCAAAATGAACATATCGATAATCAAATTCATCGGTAAAAGAAGCTACGTCTAATACCTGTTCTGCTCGTTTGCTTTTCATTTCTCTTCATTCTGTGCCCCGGACGGGACGGTTTCACTTTGATATTTCGGCCAGTAGTGCCCGGCATTCGCCCTGATTTTTTGGAAGTGCTACACGTGGGGAAATTCCCCGCCCGATAAAAAGCCTTTTGAGCATCTTGATCCGTAGGTCGCCCTGCTGGGTCCGGTAACCTTTCGTGTCTATCACCGTATCGTGTTCCGGTAGGAAAAAATCGACGGTGTAGGTGACCGGTCGGATCGCTGCGCCGCGATAGCGAAACCCTTCCTGTACACAGTAGCGTTTTTGAAACTCGAACCGGATGCCGGCCATTGTCAGCAAATCGTACATGTACATCTCCAATCGACTGTCGAACTTCACCCCGTCCCGCTCGATTTTCCGGGCATTCCTGATCTTTCGGTTGCCCGGTGGGGCAACTGCATGCCTGAACGATTTAAACTCGTCTACGGTCATATTTTTGGGGTAACTGACTTTCCGCATAGCTTTTCATATTTGCTTTTTTCGATCTCCCGGTAACCCTTCCCATTTTGGAGCGGCACACGGACAAATTGCATTTTGGCATGTTTGGCTTTGATCGAGGCCAACAACGCGCTGGCCCGCATGTGCCGTTCGTCGTCTACCAGATGAATACTGTCCTCTTTTTCACTGCGTTTGATGGCCGTTATATTTGTGTGAATCATAGTATCTTGAAATATTTATCGTTAATCGTATTCCCTCCGATGATCCGGTGTTGGTTGTACAGTTCCACACAAGCCCAATAGATGTCTATCGTCGGAATATTCAGTATTTCGTACAGGTCGTCTATCAGTAGCGCATGATCCGGAAAAATCCTATCGGCTATTTTCTTCCGCTCTACCTCCCGTATCGCCTCGTAAACCCGCTCAGAAAGGGGTATCCCGTTTTGGCACATTGTCGTAGAGTTTGTAATCCACAATCCTGGTCATTGAGTAGTTGTGCCGGAAAGCCACCTCTTCCGTCCCTCCGTTGCGCTGTTTGGCGATGTTGATAATCCCGAACTCGTGCGTGCTCACGTTCCCCAAAGAAGTCGGCCACTCGGTGATTCCGTAGTAAGCAGGACGGAAGATGAATCCTACCACATCCGCATCCTGCTCGATAGCCCCCGATTCCCGCAGGTCGGAAAGCATTGGCATTTTGTACGCACCGCCCCGCTCTTCACACTTGCGGGAGAGCTGCGAGAGTAGCACCACCGGAACGTCCAGTTCTTTGGCTATGATCTTCGCTTGTCGGCTGGCCTGCGCGATCTCCTGCTCCCGGTTGCGGTTGCGCTGGTCGGTCGTCGTATCGGCCAACTGCAGGTAGTCGATGAAGATGATCCCGCACTTGTTCCGCTTCTTCATCACTTTCGCATGGGAGCGGATATAGCGCATAGACACCACCGGATTGTCATCGATATAAATCGGCAGTTTGCCGAGTTCCCCGGTCGCACGCTCGACCTCCCGCCAGTCCTCCGCATCCATCCTTCCCGAGCGGTAAGCGTCCGGATCGACATTGCACTCAGAAAGCAGCAGCCGGTCGGCAATGGATGTCCCGCTCATTTCCAACGAGTAGATACAGGGCGGATAACCTGCCTGCGCTGCGGCACGTGCGCTGTGCAGCATGAAAGCCGTTTTACCCATGCCGGGCCGGGCAGCCAGTACGATCAATTCTCCGCTGTGCCATCCGGTCGTCAGTTCGTCGAGACGCGAAAGGCCGGTAGGCACGCCCGGTGTCTTGCCCTCTTTGGCAAGCACCTGGCGGCGCTCCGCGTCGCGCAACGATTCCTCCAGCAACTCACCGATATGTTTCGCACCCCGGCCACCGGCAATAGCCATCGAAATACGATCCATGCCTGCGTTGAACTCGTCGATGATTCCCGAAATATCCCCTTCCTCCTGAATACATCCCAACACTTTCGTCGCTACCGCGATCATCTGGCGGGAGAGGTATTTTTCCCGCACAATCCTCGCATGGGCGACCACTCCGGCACCCGAGCCGACCAGCATCGTATAGCCGGATAGCTTCGCTACGACATTCTCCCCGGCAAGCTCCTTGTCCCGCTTACACCGCTGCGAAACGGTGAACAGGTCGATCTGCTCCCCGCTGTCGTACATGGTGCGGATCACCCCGTACACTTTCGCATTGAACGGATCGTAGAAACTATCCGGGGTAAGCTCCGTTACGACCTCCGGTAAATAGCCGGGCTCCATCAACAGTGCCCCGAGTACTGTTTGCTCCAGCTTCTCAGCCTGCGGTATGTGCATCTCGTCGATCATAGCCGGATCGGTTTACGTTGCGGTTGTTCTGTCGGTACACTCGGATGGCTTTTTTCCCAGGTTCGCACGGCGGCTTTCCAATCCTTCATTTTGTTGCGACCTATCATCCAACCCTTCGATTCGTAAAAATCTACAAAGGAGGAAGGATCAACGCAGTTACGGCGTTCTGCACAATAGGCACCCACTTCTTCAAGCGTCGGCTTCTGAAACCGGCCCCCATAGCCCTTGCCGCCGCCCGCCGCCCGGCCCGGTGAATCAGTAGAAGAATCAGAAGATATAAGCGGGCTTCGCCCATTCTCCGCTACACCGCCAGGCCCCCCGTCAGGGGGGGAAGGGGGGTATATTTCTTTTCTTTGTTCTCCTTGTTCTACTACTTGTTGCCCTCGCCTTGCCCCACATGTGCCCTTACTATGCCCTTTGCCTTGCCCTGTACCATTGTAATACTCGTAATTACAGATATTTAAGATTGTCGTAGGGTTGCCCTTTGCTATGCCCTTCGTTATCATTCCCTCGTTTTCAAGCATTTTTAGGAATACTCTCACCCGCTTTGTTGTCCAATTCCATCTCTTTTCCAGATAACTGATCGAGATGGGCAGTTGCCCTCGGTTCCAACAAATCACCTTACCATTAATGATCTTTTTGGTTGTCGTGTCCTCAAATCTTGCCGACTGCAACAAGTCAATCCAAGCTTCGAACCTCGAATAAGGCCGATCTTCGCACCATAAAGGGTGCTCAAATATCCGCCGGTAAAGTGGGATGAATCCATTATCCATTACTGAGTCTTCCGATGTTTAATGCCCTGCCTATTTCCGCCCTGCGGGCCTGAATACGGCTAAGTTCTTTGAGTTTTGAGGTACAATGCCTGCCGGTACTGCCAAGCTGACCGATCAGCCTCTTTTCTTCGTCAAGCAGCCGGTAAAATTCCCGGCGCGGATCGTCTTTGTTCTTTTCCATGATCTCATCTGTTTAATACCCTGTTTTAGTCAACCGTAAATGTTCGCGTTCATAGGAGAGAAGCGAGCGGATGTGATCTGCCTGATGTGTGCATGCCGCATTCAATCGGTCAAGCCAGTCTACCAAATACTTTTCCTCTGCCGCTATGCTGTCCACAAGGACGTTTTGAGCCTTAGCCGACAAATGCCCTTCTTTGGCTATCTTCGTCACCACTTCTGCGATCTGTGAACTCTTTTTGCGGTTCAAAAGCAGTTTGCCTTCGGCCAGCATTTGACCCGTCCGGGCAACATAGACCTGCAAGGTTCTGATCCGTTCGGCAATTTGGGCCGGATCGGAACCGCATTTTTGTTCCGCATAACGCTGATACTCTTCCGCCTCAGATAGCAGACGTTGCAAGGTGTCCATAGTCGGAAAGTTTTAAGCGATCGGGATAAACGAGGTTCTTAGGCCGGGGATTCGGGTTCTCCAAATCCCAGATGGCCCGAACGTGCCGGAACGAGGCAAAGTGTTTCGGGCAGTTCACAACAGGGATCAGCTGCCACCCGGCACCCTGTATTTTGCCTTTGGCCCCAGCGGTGCGCGTTTTGGCATTCAGGTGAAGGATACCCGTCTTTTGTATGGCCGGGTATTTACCCTTGTTGATCTCATTAAACATGGTGGTATAAGTGGCCGCCTGGATGTGGTGTGTGACGTGCACATAATTCGAGGTCTTAAAATCGATCAGCCATAGTTTACCCTGCAACTTGCAGAGCATATCGACAGTACCGGCAATCCCGTGTTTGTCGCATACGAGGGTAAATTCCGAACTGATAATCTCCGGCTGAAACCGCGTGTAAAAGTCGATGAACCTGTTTATCATCTGCCATTCCCGAAGCGTGTAGATGCTGTCGTCCCAAAAAACCTCGGCGCCCTGTTGCAGCTTGTCGATAGCCTCGTGCACCTTCGATCCGCTGTCGGCGGCCATCGTCACGATTGCATCCGCATCCGTTCCGTTGCGTTTCAGCCATTCGTTAAACTCCTTGCCTTTCGGGTATAGGTCGAGTACCGTAGTCACGGAAGGGTAAAAATTGCCTTCCGAAGTTTCGTAAAACCGTTCGTCGCAAAAGGTAATTTGCTTGGCCGACGGATTGTGAAATAAGCGTCCCATGATCGTGCATTTTTAGAATGGAAGGTCGGCAGGCATATCGTCCGGAATAGGCATCCCATCCGAGAAGGTCCGGGGGGATGATTGGTTGCGCATAAAGGGGCGCACGGGGGAAGTTTGACTGCCCGACGCCGCTTGTTCGGTGCGGATAGCGGCAACCTGTCGCTCATGCTCACGCTCCATCCATGCCGTGGAATCGTCCCCGTCCGTTACCGGCTCTTCTTTCGGAAGCTCGCCGAGCCGCCTATGGTTCGCCGCTTCGATCCGAGGCTGGATCACGTTCTCCACATATTTGAGGAAGAAATTGAGCACCGCCGAATCGTCGTAGGTGACATTCCCCCGGGCGTCGATCCGTTTTTCCAGTTCGGGAAGTCCGTTCGGATGTTCCTGTGTGAAATACCAATCGACATTCTCCCCGCGCTGTTGCAGGTAAAGCGTTCCGCGTTTCTTGTCGTCTACAACCTTCACATAAGGCGAAAAGGTGATCTTTTCGTTGAAGTCCACATTGGGTAACGACTTCATCAGTGAACGACCGTAACCGCTCCGCTCCCTGACCTGCATGATGTAGGTATCGTCGCCGTCCACGATCGTCAGGTGCCAATTGTACGCCTTGTCGTTGAACTTGTCCGGCTTATTGACGATTCCCGCCAGGTAACCGGTAATGGAGCGGTAATACTTCATCCAACTGACTTTCCCGCTCTCCTTGTTGACGATTTGAATAGCTCCCGGCGTGCTCTCTTTTACCCGCAGCGAAATTTTTCCGTCGCTGATTCCAATGTACGTCGCGTTTGTTCCTTCGTTAAGTCCCATAATCTTTAATCATTTTTATCGGCATCTTACTCGCTTATGCCATTGCGCTGGCGGACAGGGCAGGATTCGAACCTGCAACCGTTGCAATCGGTTTTACTTAACTGACCTCGGCGATACCTGTGAGGGGCTTTTAACGAAGTCTTACCCCTCTCGTGCTTCGTATGGATCATTGTCAGTCAATCAAGTAGCGTCTACCAATTCCGCCACCTGTCCAGTTGCCCGTCTTTCCGGGCTGTCAGCAGACCTTTTAACAGCGCGGCTTATCCTTCGTTATAATCGCTGTCGAGGGTTCCCAGCACCTTCCCGAAACTGTCCCGTCTGTCCGGGATAGGTCGTCTGCCGGCCTCATGGTATGATCTTTACTCGTGTTTTTTTGAAAACCTCCGCCGCGCCTCACGGTTGAACGGAGGGGTGAGTGTGTCAGCTAAGTTTTTCCCAAACATTATTTGAACACTCGTCTAACCAAATACTAACCATAATGAACCTAACCTATGATGCTTGCTTGTACTTGTCGATGAATATGTCTTGTTCGAAATTGTTGTCCACCCGGTGTCCGCCGTCTACATAGGTCAGCAGATTGACGTAGGTAAATGAATACTCCGTTCCGTGATCGCTTTGGTAGGCACGTGCACTGACTTCGAGCGAAGCATCCAAACCGCATCCGATCACCTCAAAATCGACCGGGGCGCCATTCTTTTGCCGCAGATCATCCGTTCCGCCGAAAGTCTCGTCGTCGAACACACGAAGGATGAAATCGTATTGCTCAGGAGTAATGTGTATCATGTCTCTAATGCATCATTTCGTTCAGCAACCAAAATCCCCATACAAGGGCGAAGAAGAAAGCGATCATCCCTAATGCGCCGGGAATGGCTTTGAGGTAGTCTTTCATGTCCTAATTATTTTAAAGTTGCGCCTAACTTCTCCGCCTGTTTTAAAGCGATAATTTCCAAGCGACTGTATACTCTTGGCGAGTTCTGAGCCTTCCCCATTCTCACGGGTTTCAGGTTGCCGTTTCTCGTATGACGGTCGATCCACCCCTCCCCTGCAAACTCATACGCCTGCCGCTGTGTCAGCTCGTCAGACTTCGGACTTTGCAATTTCATAATCGCCGCTGCCCCGGCCTCTGCTGATTCCATTATGTTTTGCTTGAGGGTGAATAAGTCCATTGTTGAAAATTTTATTTAGTCCGGGTAATGTGCATCAGGTTCTTTTCCGCATCTGTTTCAAACAGAAAGTCAAATCCCTTTTTCCTCAGCTGACACCGGGCGCTATACATTCCCTGATACAGCCTGCCGGTCATTTTAAATGCGCGGAACTCTCCTACAGTTAGGCTACGTAAAGTTCCCGGATAGTCGATCCGTTTTTTCGTCTCGCTTACTGCAACTTTATTTGTCCTCATTGTCACTGTTATTTAATCTCCGAAATACTGACCGGGACGAACATTACTGTAATAGGCTACCGCTCCGGCCATCCATGAAACATTTGCGATACCCGTCCGTTTAGCCCTCGCTGCCGAGCTCTCTGCCTCGATAGCGGCTTTGCGCGCCTCCCAGGCTTCATATTCCAACGTGGCTTTCTCAACCTCCCAAGCCCGGCGCAAAGCGGCCGAAAAGCTATAAGAATAAGGGTTGACACCTCTATATATAGCCCATGCCCTTTTCATTAACTTGCTCTTGTTGACTTGCGTTTTCATGGCTTTTTGTTACTTTTGATTATTTGTGTTTGTTTTGTATTGCAAATATATGCATATTGCTAATATTGTGCAAATAATTTGCGAATAAAAATTTAATGGATTGCATATATTTTACAGATATGATTGATTTAAAGTTATTTAGAAAAGCAAACAAAATAACTCAGTCGGAATTAGCTGATTACTTAGGCATCGGACAGCCCTTTATTTCTCAAATAGAAAAAGGAGGAAGGCCTATACCATCCGAATATATTAGCAAGTTATTAGCAAGCAAACAGTGGGATACATCAATGCTTACTGGCGAAGGTGCAATGCTAAAACATAAATCTCCTACAGAATTAAAGTCGAATACAAGTATCCCATTTTACGACATCGATGTGACTGCTTCCATTGCCGAAGCATTCCACGATACACCTGAAATACCGCAATACTATATTGACTTTCCTCCTTTGAAT